AAAAAAGTATCGGCATCATACTATCAAACCAGCTTACACCTTGTGGTGTAGGCTTTTTTGTCCCCCAATTGCCACCTATAAGTAAGAGGTGTTTAATAGGCCTTTACTATAGGTGGTGCAATTGAATTGTACATTTTGCGGTAGTGAGACGCAGGAGAAAGTGAAGTCGGGCAAGGTTATCGTAATTGCACATCGGATGTGCGTGGAAGACCGCAAGTATGAGCTGAACACCAAAGACGTGATCAAGTGCTTGCTGTATGAAGATAGAATCAAATTAGGGTAGCTTTCAACGTGACGGAAACTAAAATCTTAGTCAGCACCGTCACGTTTCTTTTTTACAAGGGCGTGAAGCCATGGACGTCATGTCTATAATGCTGGATGATGTCTGTATCGTGGCACCGCTTATTGTGTATTGGTTTCAAGCATGGGCGTATGTGAGTAGGAAGGTAGACGATGATGATTGACGCGATGATCAAAATAATCGGCTGTTTAGCATTGATCAGCATCCTATACCGATATTGGAGTGTAAGAGGATAATGAGAATGTGGCATCAATTCTGGTACGAGTGGCACCGAAGAAGATGCACCAAGAATCATGCAAGATACACGAACAGGCATTATTTCCGAATGAAATATCATCAGCAATATTTGTGAGGTGGTGAGAAATGTCGAAACAAGGGCAAAAGCTACCCGACGAGTTAAAAGAGCAGATTCGAGCGCATCTTGCGATTACTAATAACACGCGGGAAACAGCCCGTCATTTCGGCGTTTCTGACTATTCGGTACGCAAGATTCGCGATGAAAACCTTGAAGAATTCACGCAGCTTCACGCGGATAAAAAACGTGAATTCGTGGACAATGCTTGGTTGATGGTCGGGAGTATCTTGACCGAAATGAAAGGGAAGATGAGAGAGGCGAGTTTCCGTGATCTTGCCACTGGATTAGGAATCGTAGCTGACAAGGCGCTGTTAGTCGGTGGCGATCCTACAAGCCGAAGTGACAACACGAACAAGAACACTCATGAGCTCGGAGAGCTGACTGCAGAGCAAGCGGATGAGCTGCTAAAGGCGTATATGCGTGGTGCTAATCCATGAGCGCTGCCTATGACTATTGGAACCAGCAATTAGCGAAGGCGAATCCGGAAAAGCGCAAAATCATCATGGCTAAGCTTGTATTGCACATTCAAGAGACGAAGAAGCGACAAGCGGCCCTGAATGTGGCGAATGCATACGAGTGGATCATCAATAACGGCTTCACCAACGAGAACGGGGTCCAGATGGAGTTTGCGGACCGCGACTTCATGATCCAGCCGCTATGTGACGAATCGAAGCTGCTGGCCGTGCTCAAGTGCTCCCAGGTAGGATTCTCTACCATGTCGATATTTAAGGCTGCATTTCATAACGCGAGATACGGCCATAACATCATATACACGCTCCCAACCGATTCAGACGTTGAGGAGTTCAACAAAGCGAAGACGAACATGATACTAGACAACAATCCTACGATCAAGGATCAGATGGTCGAGAACAGCCTTCACACCAAGGCGTTCCGAACACTGACTGGCGATAACGTGGGATTCACCTTTTTTAAGGGCACGTACGGCAAATCGGCGTCGATCATGCAAACGGCGGACATTCTCATCAAGGATGAGTTCGACCGCAGCAATCAGCCAGTGCTTAACGCGTATAAGTCCCGGATCAAGGCAAGCGCCTATGGTGCCGAGTGGGAGTTTAGTAACCCAACATTCCCGAGCTTCGGCGTGGATTTCACATGGCAGTTGAGCGATCAGAAGCACTACTTCTACTGGTGCCCAACCTGTGACCATGCGGCATACATCACCTATGAGCCTGAAAGCTTCGATGGCGGCAACACTCACCATGTATGCAAAGAGCGTCGAGAGTACGTCTGTGGCGGCTGCGGAGAGGTGCTGGATAGACGCAATGCTGATAAGGAATGGGTGCCCAAGTGGAACGATGATAAAGACGGAATAAGCGGGTACTGGATCAGCCAGATGATGGCGCCGTGGATCAGCGCGAGGGAGCTCATACGAGATGAAAAGCTAATGCTGCCGGACGTATTTGCTAACTTCGACTTAGGCCGACCGTATGCCAGCAACAGCAACAGCTTGGACCCGAGCAACATCATCAAGAATGTGCAGTATGACGAGAACGGATATGTGCCGAAGGTAACGCCAGGACAGATGAGGACGCTTGGGATTGACGTAGGCGGAACGAACGATAAGCCGCATTTCCATTGTGTCCGAGGTACGGAGGAAGGCATCAGCGAGGTCATCAAGCTGCAAGGTGAGGATCAGCTGCACAATTACATGCGGATGAACAATATCAGCGTGGTCGTGCTGGACAATGCGCCATATCCTGAGATAGGCATAAGGCTAATGAACGCATTCCCCGGCAAAGTGTACCGCTGCGTGTTCGACTATAACGATGAGCGCAAGGCGATATACGAGACGGATTACAAGACTCGCATCGTTAACGTACACCGAACGCGAATATTCGATAATGTGGTAGATTGCTACATTACGGGAGTGCGCAAGGTGTTCATCGATGGCATGACGCCGATATTGTCCTCGCTTGATACCGAATCACTCTGCAAACACTGGAAAGCGCAGCGGAAGATCGGCGGCAACGGTGAAACGGCAGCGGACCGGGAGAAGAACAAGGACTTGAAGCTAGACAAGCAGGGTAACGTTAGACCCATGTGGGTTAATGACGGACCCGACCATTTTAGCTTAGGTGACATATACAACCGTGTAGCGCAGCTTATCGCATTACGGCAATTGGAGGGGGTGACATAGGTGGCGAAAGAGAAGAAAGAGACAGACAGCAAGCAGCTTAAGGAACGCTTCACACGTGACCTGCAGACGGCCAAGAAGTACATGGACCCGATACATCAACAGATGGATAAGAACTACGAGATGTACCGCAACCGCTGGAGCGAGAATGACTGCGACTTCCAAGTGAGTGATTTATTCGCTTATACGGAGACGGTCGTGCCAATCCTGACGAGCAACCGTGTGCGCGGCTCTGTCCATAGTGATTATCCGGATTATGTGCAGCATGCGGCAGCACTTACTGACATACTGGACCATACGTATGACGTGAACAATTGGGACTATGAAGCGCAGGAAATCGCACGGATGTCCGAGATATACCGCAGCTCCATCGCCTATACCGGATGGGATGCGGACTATAAGAACGGTACCGGAAAGCTTTGCGTATATGGCGTTAACATCCGGTGGTGCTACCTTGACCCGGCACCGACGAAGTTCGAAGATTCGAGCTTCTTTTTCTATGTGGAGCCTAAGCGCTTGAGTCAGGTCATCAAGCTGTATCCGGACAAGGCCGATGAGATCAAACAAACGGTTGGCAAGCGCGACGGTATGTCAAGCTCTGACCGGCAGGGTAATACGAAGTGGTGGCAGTCCTGGATTCGATCGGTTAAAGGTGCGTTCACTTTCACCAACGACAATAAGGACATGCAGCGGCTGAAAGAGTACGACACCATGGAAGAGATCGCCGAGGAAGAGAAGCGCAAAAACAGCGTGGCCTATATCCATTACTGGTACCGGGATGAGGATACAGATGAATGGCGCGTATCCTATTGGGCGGATGATGTGCTTCTCAAGGACATGGAGAACCCGTTTTGGCATGGCTGCTTGCCGTATGACATCTACACGCCAACGAAGGATATCCTCTCCTCTATGGGCGTTCCGATGGCGGAGCACATCCAGAACCTGAACTATGAGAAGAACGTGGTCATGGATTTGATCGTGCAGCAGGGCAAGAAAGCCGTTGACCCGCCGATGATGTACAACACAGCGATGGGCATCAAGGACCCGGAAGCGCTCAAGCAAAAGGTGAAAGATGGCGTGGTTCCGATCAACAACCCTGACTTTGTACCACTGAACGCGATCGCTGAATTCTTCACTCCGCCAGCTTTGCCGAACTATGCGGTAGAGTTGCCGGACCGTTTCGACGCTATGACCGACCGCTTAACCGGCGTAAACGACTCTTTCCGTGGAATGAGCGAGGCGACAAGCGGCAAAGAGGTGCAGCTTAAGCAAGAGGCGGCATACACGCGGATTAAGACGAAGGTGGACAACTTCGAGCTATTCAACAAGAAGATCGCCGAGAAGATCATCGTCAACGCGATGCAGCATTACAAAGAGAATCGCGGCTTCCGAGTAAAAGGCGATTACACCAAGTATCAGAAGTTCGGCGAGGGCGTCATTAACCAGGGCGAACAACCGACCGATGGCCCGTTTGAGGTTAAGCCGATTCAGATGGGCATGGACGAGGAGCAACAGCCGGTATATGACCGGACGCAATACTTCCTCTACGCTAACCCGAATGAATGGACACAGATCGAGCCAGAAGGCACTCAGGAGACGATGGAATCCGAGGTAGATACAAAGAAGCCGGAAGGCAAGGAGAACGTCGAGAAGGCGTTCAAGGTGCTCCAGATGACGGTGGAAATCGAAGCCGGTTCATCTCTCCCTGTTTCCCGTTTAGCTCGTAGAGAAGAAGCTTTGGAACTATTCCAAGCTGGCTTGATTGATCAGCAAGCCGTTCTAGAGGCTTACGATTGGCAGGACCGTGACGAGATCATGAAACGCATGGCCGAAGCTGCCAAGGCTCAACAAGAGGCGCAAATGCAAGCGCAGCAAGTCCAGTTGCAACAGCAAATGCAGATGAAGCAGATGGAGCTTGAGGCTAAGATGCAAGAGCAACAGATGAACCAGCAGCATCAAGCGGACATGGCCGATAAGAACAACGCTGCTAAGATGGATCAGATTCAGGGTAAACAGGCGCAAGAAGTGCCGGACATTGCGAGCGGTCTGGACGCGATCCGAGCCGCTATGCCGGAACTGCAAAATGTGAGCGACGAAGAATTGATGGCGCTTGTGGCGAACATGCAACAATCAGCTTAATACCTGGCTCATGGTGAGAATCCATGGGCCATTTGTTAATCGAATAACCCTCACGGGACTCGATATATGGAGGTATGACCTATGTTTAAACGATTCACCCCGTTCTTTAATGTGGATGGTGCGCCAGCTACTGGAACGACAACCGATCTCTCCGGGGATTGGGGCAGTATTGCACGTTCGGTTATGGAGCAACCGGCTGATGATGGACAACCCGATGCGGATCCGGAAGCTGAAGCACTAGAGGCGGAACCTAATGCGGAGGGGCAAGACGTGGTTGAGCCCGACCCCGATGCTGAAACGCAGGAAGAACCTGCAGATACAGACCTGACGTTCAACGATGACACTGAGGTTGACTTAGGCGAGGGACGCCAGCCGGTCAAACTCGCGGAGCTGAAACAAGGGTATTTGCGTCAATCCGATTACACGAAGAAGACGCAGGAACTTGCAACACAGCGTAAAGAGTTCGAAACGGAACGGCAAGAGTGGGAGCCGGTCAAGCAACTGAACGACTTTCTGACGAACAACCCTTGGCTCTCTGAGCAAATCACCGGATTCGTCAAGGAGTTCCAGCAGACCGGTGCTATCTCGATTGAGGAAGCGCTGAACGATGCTGTTCATGGTCAGTACATCAATCACCTTCTGGCCGAGAATAAGAAGCTCACGAAGGAGCTCGATGGACTCCGAGGAGAGCACGAAGGGCTCAAGCTTAGCAGCGAAATGACCAAACTCCAGAACGAGCTAAAAGCCGAATACGGCGATTTGGTCACGGATGAGTATATGAATACTCTTCAGGAACGCGGCAAGGCTGAGAAGTTGTCTGTTGCCACGCTGAAAGAGATTGCCGAGGGCAACCTCACCAAGCAGAAGCTTCAGCAGACCCAAACGGACAAGAAGAAGCTGACGAAGGAGACGGAGGCTAAGACCATCCAGAAGCTCCAAGAGCAGCGATCAGCAACACCACCACAGCCGAGGCAGACCGGACAACGGCCTGCTGATGAAGCGCCTGACATTGGAAGCATGGGATGGTTAGAACTAGCCAAGCATGCAGCTGGTCGGAAATAGTCACTCGGCAATGAATCCAGAGTCTACGGACAATGAAGGAGGAGCCAAATTATGGCCGGAGGAAATTTTGATAAGTTTTTAGCATCGTTTTTACCCCTGATTCCTAAGAAGATGTACGACCAGATCATGAAATCGTCTCCGCTAATGTTCATGATGATGAAGCAGAAAAAGCAATGGGACAGCGGCGGCGACACGATTAAGATTCACCTGAAGTACAAACACTCGCAAACGGTCGGGTCGTACAAAGGCTACGATACTTTCGATATCTCGCCTCAAGACACCCGGACGGATGCTGAGTTTAAGCTGAAGCAAGCATATTCCAACATCATCTTCAGCGGCTACGAGGAGGCAGCATCCAGCGGCGAACTGGCAATCTTCAAAATGTCGCAGATTGCGATGGAAGATGCTGAGGCTGCGCTAAAGGATTGGTTTGCCACCAAGCTGTTCGGCGATGGCACTGGCAATAACAGCAAGGATATTCTCGGCTTGGAGGCTGCGGTTGATGACGGTACCAATGTAGCCAACTACGGCGGCATTGCTCGCGGTACCTATGCATGGTGGAAAGCGAAGTATGATGGTGCGGCTGAGGCGCTGACAACCGCCAAAATGCGCGAAATGTTCGTTAGCTGCTCCCGTGGCGGCATGGAAAACAAGCCGGACTTCATCGTGACTGACTACAATCAGTGGATTAAATACGCGGAGTTGATCGACGGCAAGACGAACATCCAGCAGCCGCTCGGCAAGATCGGTGAGGAGTTCGCTAACCTCGGATTTGTGCAACTATCGTTTATGGGTGTGCCGGTTGTATATGACGAGTATTGCCCAGCTAATACTATGTACTTCCTGAACTCCAACACTTTGCAGCTCTATACTAAGCCGGGTCGTGACTTCAAACCTTCCGAG